CCTGTCCAGTATTGTTGTTCAACCTGAAAGATGAGCAATAGTAGCGGCGACTGTCTAAGGCGTGGCTGTACTGGTGGGCATTGTTAGCCGTATTCTTGAACCGGCCTGTGATTCTGTCCCTGTCCCAGGTGAAGTTGCGCTGTTCCCTGATAGCGTCGAGTGAGTCCTTCGTCCAGTACTGGATGAACTGGTTGACCTTCTGGATACCGTACTCTACACTTCCAGCACCCTTCTCGGCAGGGACAACGTTGAAGCCCTTGTCCCTTAACTCCTGTATCGACTTGGGTTCAGCAGCGTCAGCGTAGATCGGTAGGCTGTGGCTTACGCCTATCAAGTCCATCTCCCTAGCCAGTACATCGTTAGTCAGGCCACGCTTGTATATCAGTTGCCTTGAATATAGTCTATCACCTTGAACGTAATGAGAGGTCAAAGCCACAGGATCACCCGAAAAACCGAAGTCTAAGCCATAGCCCGTTGGCATATCAGGGAGGGCATCTACCTGCTGGAAGCTCGGATATACTCTCCCCTCGATCTTTCCTAGCTTGCCCTCTCCGTATACATGCCACCAGTTAGGGTCTTTGTCCCTGTACGACTCAATGTTGGCTACCACATCAGGGGGGAGGACGGGCAGGGCGTCAAGGTAGGTGGACTCTATCTGAGCCGTAGAAGGGTCATACCACCAGCCGGGTACCTGGTTCCCCTCTCCATCCTCGTAGTTATAGGCCCAGAACTCCCCAACAGGGTTCCAGTCAACAAAGGTGAACTTCTCGGTACGAACGTCTAAGGCTCTGACCGTCTCCCAAGGCACGTTGTTTCCCTCGTTGACGAAGAGGATAGTCCTTCTAGGCCCGTGAGCCTTGCCTACATCATCGGCGCCAAAGAACTCTACCTGGGCATAGTCATTAGCCCTGAAGGTGAAGGTCGTCTTACTCCACCGGGGATCGTCCTCATTGGTATTGAGTATCTTGAACCAGTCTCGGATACAACCAAGCCGGAGGTGCGGCAAGGACTCCGATACCACCGATATGAGCATCTTCTCCTTCTTCCTCTCTGCCGCCATACAGATGTAGAAGAGAAGCTGAAGTATCGAGATCGTCTTGGAGGAAGAAGTCCCCCCACTGTTTAAGGCTCTCCTCTTCTTCGGGTCAAGGTAGGCAGCACAGTTCTTCTCAAAGACAGTCGTAAGCTGTAAGGTTATCTGGTTCCCCTCTACCTGCCTCTTACGACCTGCTGCCATGCCTACTCCTTGTCAGGTTTACCAAGGTACCACATATTGCGGTCTCCGGCTATCTTGCGGGCTTCCTCTAAGACCTCAATGCTCAGTTGCCTCTCTTGAGGGTCGTCAGGACAGTGCCACTTCTCCCCATCCCACGTCTTCCCGTACTTTTCCTTCATCACAAAGGCAAGCCAGAGTTGCTCCATAGAGAAGAATGGACAGGTTTGTGCGTTTCCTTGGTACTGTGTCCAGTCTTTCTCAGTTGTATCCTGAAGCCAATGATTAAATGCATTTTCAAGTGTGACAAACCTGCCATGATGGGGAAGTAAATCCTGCAACTGTTCTTGCCGGGGTAGCCATATCACCCTATATCGCTTCCGCCTCTCCGTAGAATCCTTGGTCAGAAAACACCAACCAAAGTTCCCTTGCTCATCTACACCAGGACAGGCTAACCTTCCACGATAGCCCCGCATCGGATTAAGCTCCTGTATCTCCTCCGCCCCATCACACATCATTAGATAGGTCTCCGTAACATCCATGCACTAGCCCCCTTTCTCTTTTAGTATCTTCTCCGCCTCCGCTATCACTTGCCCCGTGTCTGTCCTGATTATCTGCCCACCCTCCGGTAAACTGTGACTGTGGTCTAATAGCAACAAGTCAGCCCTCACCTGCCTCTCTATCTCTATCGCCCTCGTCAACGCTAACTCAAGCCTCTCTACCCCATCCTTCGGTATGTTCACCCTCACCTTGATCGCCTCAAGACTCGCATACCTCGTCAAACACTTACCACCCCCATTCGCTACCGATAACAACACCGATACATATGGCCTGTCATACGTCGGCGCATATACCGATACCGTCCACGCCGTCCATTGCTCTTTCTTGAACGGGTCAGGGTCTTCCCATCTGTAGTACGCTAGCCTCTTCTCTGCCATGTACCTATACTCCTAATGCCATAACGGTCTGATGGCTGAACTTGTACCAAGCATCACTAACCGCCCCACTACCAGGGAATAAGTCAATAAAGTCATCTTCTGGCTTGGCTCCGAGAATTGCGAATAACCACAGGCAGAATGTCTCTGGCTTCGCTCCTACCATACCCCGTTGAAGAGTAATCACTTCACTTACCCAATCCCTGAGTGTTAAGTCGGCCCGGTCGTATCCCCGAGCTGGCCTGAACAATACTGGCTCCCATGCGTAGGCGGGATTCACATTCGGCTTGAACGACGCAAATGGCTTCACCCATGCCCCAATCCTGTAATCATCAGTGATAGCGTTTATCATCGGGATTAAGACCTTCAGACTCGGCGATGATGCCGACAAAGCCCATCCATCGTACTCCTGTAGTTTGAGTAGCAATTCCCGATGGTCTACCTCTTTCTTCTCAGGATATAACCCCGCACATCCTATGTACGGCGGGTCAGCATACCCTACCCTCAATAAATCACCCCCTTCCTACTTTACAATTGCAGATTATTATTGCTTATAGACTAATAGTTATAGACTAAGCAGTTTCCCCCTCTATTATCCCACATCCCAACCAGGGCTTAACCCCCCCGTGTCATTTCAGGGAAAAATCGGAGAGAGGGTATACCCCGTATTTCCTTCTCTCTCTGCCCCAGCCCACTTCCAATCTCGAATGGTTAGGATAAGTGATGATAAGGTACTTCGTACAATAATCGTTATGTAAGATCGAGGCTAATCTATGGTAGGGGTAGCTCTTTACTGCCTTGACCCAACTCCCCTTCCACCACCTCACCCCTTCCCAATAGACGGTCTACGAGGGGCTTAGTGTCCTGGGAGTAGGCGATCACGTTGATCTGTACATTGCCCTGTATCTGAGGTGTCTCAGCATAAACACGAGTTTGTTTATTATCAATGTCGATTGCCTGGAGACGGTCCCGGGGACGATTCCCATCGTTTGAGGCTATCTCTTTACAAATAGCCCTCTTTTCACCCATAGACAACCCCAATTGAGCGTCGGCCAGTGCTTTAAGCTCTGTAAGTCTTAGCACGACCTTTGCATCGTTAGCCAACTGAGAGGCATTAATGTATTGAGAGTTGCGATCCTGGTTATCGGAATAGCCGGCTGCGATGTAAGCGTCGACCTGGGTCATGCCTTGAAGGATGTTCTGGCAGAAAGCCTCTTGACGAGCTGTGAGACCGTCGATAGCTAGCATCGCCTTACATTATAGCGTATGTGGGTATGAGGGAGAAAAGGGTCTTGATATTAAGGGGAGGGAGTCTGCAATAAATACGCTGAATTGCGTAGAAATATAGTTGTATAGGGTATTGACAGGTATTGGATAGGGTAGTATATTAGTAGACAGTTAAGGGAAAAGGGGGAAACAAAATGACAACGAAACTAGGCAACTGGACAGACGAACCTTGTTACTACGTGGATGTGGTAGATGGTAAACGAGTGGCTTACCTACTAGGCCCATTCAGAAAACATGAGGATGCGTTGAATTGGCTTGAGCCAGTAAGAGACTACACAAACGGTCAATATCCAGAATCGCACTTTATGGCCTTTGGGACTTGTAAACGACCTAACGGATATCTTGACGGCAAGTTTAACTCTCACTTCTCAGCCAATGGAGAGTGGACAGGGACAGGCGATAATCTCAGCGAGTGCTAACTCTTCAACTTCTCCCGGTCAGGTGGTGGCCGGGAGTGGTGGGCGGGTTAGCCCAATAGGAGGAAGGACAATGAAAGCGATCAGTACCAAATACATCGGCCCAACTATCTATCGTGGTTCACGGATTAAAGCCTTTGACTCTGACAATAACCAGGTGACAATCCCATACCCTTATGAGCTTTCAGGAGAGGACGTACACCGAAAGGCAGCGGAGGCACTACGCGACAAGATGGGA